TTGGGTGCCGGTTTCCTATGTGACAAAGTCCGTAGTAAATGAAATCGGTAGCTATTGGTTTAACAGCGTCGAGGATTTGTTGTACGTGTGGACTGGTACTCAGTGGATCGAATCCGCTGGCTTTGTGTCGGTCGAATTGATTCCGCCTGTGAATAGCAGAGGACGTAGCGTATTGTCATTCTTTACGCGTGACACTGGCTGCGCTTCTAGTATTGAAGTTGTAGTAGAAACAGGTCTCATCCTCACCCAATTGACTCAGCCATTGATCTACACCGATCCAATTGGTGGTGAAGACGGCTTGCTTGGTGGCGCGCTATACAACCAGCTTGGCGTCGGCGATGACGGTAGCCCGGATGAGCGTCGTGCGATGCACGATGACGTTCGCACTGCACTCGGTCACCCAGTCGTGCAGGTTGAATTGACCAAGGAACAGATTGACCTATGCATTAACTACGGTCTGAAAGAGCTACGTAAGTTCTCGTCGTATTCCTACAAGCGCGGCGTGTTCTTCCTAGACCTTCGCCCAAATCAGCAGACCTATCTGTTGACGAATAAGTGCGTCGGCTTCAACAAGGTTGTAGGCATTAACTCCATCCACCGTTCACGCGGTATGGCAGTAAGTGCGGCCAGCATGGATAATGATGCATTTACTTATGCTGCAATCCAGCGTTTGTACACGATGGGTACATTCGACATGCTATCGTTCCACCTTGTCTCGGCCTACATGGAAGAAATGGAGACGCTATTCGCGAATCGCATTATGTTCAACTGGCACGAAGTCGAAAGAGAGCTAGGCTTGTTCTCTCGCATCACTCGCAAGGAACGCGTCCTAGTTGATGCATTCTTCGAGCGCACAGAACAGGACTTGATGATTGACCGCCAGACTGGTCTATGGCTACAGCGTTGGGCATTGGCGGAAGCCAAGATGATGCTATCGCAGAGCCGTGGTAAGTTCCAGACACTTCCGGGTCCAAACGGTAGCACAACATTGAACGCATCGGACTTGCAGACGCAGGCTCGCGACGAAATGACAGAGCTACGCGCACAGCTTGAAGATGGCAGCATGCAGAACTTCACTGGTATCGGTATGCGCGCACACTTCATTATGGGCTAATCATGAGCGAAAATACTTGCATCCCGTGCGGCATCCCAGACGTTGATCCGCTCGACGTAAACAAAGACTGCCCTGACGTCCAAGCGCCAGCCGCTACCACGCCTTCCTCACCGTATTGCAGTACGGGCGGTAAGCCGTGTCCGCCGGCTGTCACTTGTGATTACTGGGAAATGGTCAACAATCCAGAATCGTGCATTACAGCTTCTTACATTGAGGAATCCATCAATATTGGTGGAGCGATCCTTAACGTTCACAAGTTGCTGGGTGTACACGAACAGGATTCGTTACAGGACGTTACCGGCCTAGGCGAGGCGATTTCGGGCGGTGCAATGCCAAACTTCCCAGCGTCCAATGCATTCGACACATTCATAACTGAGTGGCGTTCGCAGCAGACTGGTCGTGATGTAACGGCATCCGCATACATCGGCTACGACTTCGGACCGATTCGCCTAGAGAACGGTCGTCTACGTTATGGCATCGACACATTCATCAAACACGACATTGCAATGCTTCGCATCAAGCAGGGTTGCGAAGCCGTCAACCGTGCAACAAAGGTGCGTATAGAGCGTTCCTCGGATGGTCTGAAGTGGTTCGGTGTGAGCATTGTATCACTAACCGATTGCGACGGCCTCATCACAATCAATTTCAACAAGAGCGTACCCTCTCGCTACTGGCGTCTACGCCCTGTCGATTTCAACGGCGGAGCGGACGACTTCTGGGCGGTGCAGGCACTTCAGCTTATCGAACACGAAGCAACCAACATCGGTAACATCCAAGACAAGATTTTCATGGAGAACCGTGACCGCGACTATAATGAATTCGCGATTCGTATGAAGTGTTCTTACACTCCGGTCGATGTCCTTGCGAACTCGATGAAGTTCGGCTTCATGGGTGAAGAACAATACATTATCGAAGTTTCTTTCGCGATGACCGTGGCGAAACTTGGTCGTCCGTTCGTAATTGGTGATATCATCCAGTTGCCGAGTGAAACACAATACACACCATCGCTACAGCCGCGTCTGAAGTACCTAGAAATCATTGACGTTGCGTGGAGCGTGAACGGTTACACCGCGACTTGGGTTCCAACCATGCAGCGTTTGATTGCCAAGCAGGCCTATGCCTCTCAGGAGACGCAGGACATCTACGGCAAGCTCACCCGCAACGTGGACAACTCTGACCTATGGGATGACATCGACAAGAAGGATGCTAAATATCAAGACTACTCGGACATCACGCAGACCATCAAGGCTGACGCGAACACCGCAGTACCTCAAGACGGCACCGATTATGCCGATGCACCTGTGTTGTCAGACGCCCTATTGGATTATGGTGACAAATTAGGTATTCCATTACATAAGCTAAGCCGCCGTCGCCATCCACATGGCATTGACGCCATGCCACCAAACGGGCTACCATACACGCAAGGCGATACATTCCCAGAGAACCCAGCGAACGGTGATTATCACCGTCAGACGTTCAGTACTGTTGGGAATAATATTCCAGTTCGTCTACATCGTTGGTCGTCCGCCAAAAAAACTTGGGTCTTCCTAGAAGTGGATCACCGCTTCCGTCTAAGAAATACAAACTCGATTTTGGAAGAGTTCAAGACCGGAAACTACACTGGTAAGCCGGTACCAGCAAATAAAGTTGACGAAGCATTGGATGGAGACCTATAATCTCTGTCCTAGGAGATTATATGAATTCAAACGAACAGAAATTAATTATTAACAACCTACTCTCATCTGGCGAAATATTCGCCAGATGCGCTGGTATTATCAAGGATGAGTATTTTGATCCCGAATACCAGAAGGTAGTTAAATACATTATGGAGTATACCGAAAAGTACGGTAGTACTCCGACGTTCGATCTAGTGAACGCCAAGCATGATCTTGGGTTCAAGTCGCGCACGGTCACGCTGGCCGAAACACAATCCTCATGCGATGACATTGAGCAGTTCTGCAAGCAGAAGGCCGTTGTACAGGCCATGATATTAGGATTTGATGATATTGAGGCCGAGAACTACGGCCCGATGATCGAACGCCTCACGCAGGCGCTTATGATTTCCTTGCAGAAGGACATGGGCGTTGACATGTATGAGAACCCAGAAGACTACTTGCTGAGCCTGATCGACAAAGACATCTATTACTCGACCGGCATCTACGCCTTGGACGAGAAGCTGGATGGTGGCCTTGCGCGTAAGCAATTCACATTGTTCGCCGCGAACTCCGGTGTCGGTAAATCCGTCATGCTGTCGAATCTCGGCGTGAATTATAGCATCGGCCACGGCTTGAACGTCGTTTACATTTCGCTCGAACTCGCGGAACCAATGATTTACAAGCGCAATGCGTTCATCATGACCGCTACTGCTGCAAGCTCGTGGAAAGAGAAAATCAGCTTCATGGCTTCGAAGATTACGTCCTTCAAGAATGAAGGTGCGGGATCGTTCCGAGTCAAGCGTCTACCGACCGGTTGCTGCGTCAACGACATTCGTTCGTTCCTGAAGCAGTACGAAATCGAAACGGGCATTCGCCCTGACGTCATCATTATCGACTACCTTGACTTGCTGTCGCCTAACGAAGGCGTCAAGAACATGAACATCTCCGAGCAGGACAAGCTTAAGGCTGAACAATGCTCGCAGTTGCTGCATGACTATAATGCAATTGGTATTTCCGCGTCTCAGCAGAATCGTGAAGCATTGAAGACTAGCTCTCCTGACCAAAGTGTAATTGCTGGTGGTATGACCAAGGTTAATACCGTTGACAACTTCATTTCGTTATTCATGTCCTCGGAGCTACGCGCAAAGGGCGAGATGATGGCGTTCTTCTTGAAGACGCGATCATCTGACGGTGTAGGTAAAGCGGTCATGCTCGCCTTCGATGCATTCTGCCTGCGAATTACAGACCCCGAGAAGACCGGTGGGATGAGCAAGATTGCAAATAACATGGCGCAGCGTAAAAAGCAGCAAGCTCTAGACAAGGCCGCCGGCCCGAAGCTCGACGCTGACGTTGGCGATTTACCGGGGTTAACTCCGACTGTAACTCCTACTGCTAGACTGGACAAATTCCTAGATAACATGGATAATGCAGTCAAGGTCGAGACTAATCCAAAGAAGCGCGAGAATATCGCAAATCTTGAAAAGTTGACAAAGGGTAAAACGAAAACCGTTGTCAAAGCCAAGAGCGGTCTCGAACTGTTGGAAGAAGAGGAAAAGCTTACGCAGTACGGTAAGACTCCGGTAGAACGTCCACCTTTCGAAGTGGCCGACTCCGGTAAAATCTTGTCAGACGAGCAGAATGATTTCATCAAGAAGAATAGTCTCGGCAAGGAATGCGTTGAATACATTATGGACTTTATGGGATAACACATGAATATTGATAAGACAGTAATTTTCACAGTAGACGGTACTAACATCAAAGTAAGCGATTTGAACGGTGACCTACGTAGACAATTTGAAATCTATGACGCATATCGTCAAGAATTTCTAAACGTGCAGATCAAGCATGAAATGGCGAACACTGCCGTTCAGGTGAAGCACATGCAATTGCAAGAAATCATCCGCAAAAGCATGCTGACACCGACAGCCGAAACCGACAGCGCCCCGGAGAAGGCCAAGTAATGGATAATCTTGAAACCTTCTTAATGGATTATGAAGTGTATGCTGGTATGTTCTCCAAGCAGATTTACAATAGTGAGTTGTGGCAAGAGCAGACTGGGTGTGCCGTTGATGAATACTTCGGTTACATCGCGTGTTGTGAGACCAAGTTGTACGAATTTTCGACTTGGTATGAACACACAACAGGCCGCGCATATCCAAGCAACCCTGAATGGGAAGCCCGTCGCCACTTCAAACACACACTCCTGACCTTCCACTCATAAATAACACTTTAAAAGGTGACACTTATGAGCAAGGAAATAGTAACCGTCCACAAGAACATCGAACATCCATTGGAGGATGTATTCGATATCGAACCGGGCACGACCCTCGTAACTAGAGCAGAGCAGCATACCGACCTTATCGTCCCAACAGATTACGACGAGAAGGATACCGAGATTGAGGAATCAATTCAGGAAGTGTATGACAAGGCTATGTCTGGATACGAACGCATTCAGGACGAATGCGAAGACATTGAGGGTCGTTACTTACCACGCATGATGGAAGTGGGCGTCCAGCACCTGAAGATGGCGCTGGATGCTGCTGAGGCGAAACAACGCATGAAGGAATTGAAGGATAAACTATCTGTCAAGACCAAGACCGTTGGCCCGAAAACCGTGAACAATAATCTAGTCATCAGTAGAGAAGAATTACTGAAGACGATGTTCAGGGACGAGTTGGACCCGGATGCACCATAAGGGTTGAGGTTCAACCCTTCATGTGGTATATTCCAAAAAATAATAACATCAACTGTAGCATTACAGTTCGAACCCGGAGCTTGTATGACTTTTAGCGACAACACACCGTTTATTGATAGTAAGAAGACTTCAGCCGAAGACTTCATCAAACATTACAAAGCGGCACTCAAAGCCAAGCTCTCGCGCGAGCAGTTCTCAAAGATGTTGGGAATCATGCCGGATTCGATGATGCGCAGACGCCTAACCATTTCCAAGGAACAAGGCCTGAACCTCACGATTCTATCGAGCAGCGCAGCAGACCCTGATCCGACGCATATTACGCAAGAGCAAATTGAGCGGTATTACACTGCCATTGCCGACTTAGAAAAGACCGATAGTGGAAAAGCGACGACGAACAACATTTCAGGTTTCAACCGTTATGTCATTACGTCAGCGCAGAACAACACGCCGATTCATCTAGGGTTCCTACAGTCGATCAATAATTACTGCGAAGCGAATGATGCTAAGCTGATTGTAATTCCGTACCGCTACAAGAATCCGACTTCCGTGTTCACCCCGGAACAGCAGTCGAAGGAATACTGGGCGAAGCCTATTGAGCCGTTCTTGTATTCGGAGATGACACGCTTGTCGGACAATTTCGTCCTAATGGCAAACGTCAAGATTCAGCCGACTGCCATCCAGCCGCTCTCAGGCTTCGATGGTTACACGGCGTCCGACTCTGCCATCGTTGGTCACCCGAAGATTCAGCTACGCACTGTGCCTACGCCTGCGCGTCAGCTACCGAAGATTCTGACCACCACCGGTACCATTACTGTTCCGAACTACACTGACTCCAAGGCTGGCTGGAAGGGAGAATTCCACCACAGCGTTGCGGCATTGATAGTGGAAATCGATGAAGACGGTGACACGCACATTCGCCATATTCATGGTGATGACGTAACCGGTCACTTCTATGACCTAGACAAGTATTACACAGCAACGGAAGTAACCAGCGGCCACCGCATTTCAGCGTTGGTAACGGGCGACACGCACGCCGAGTTCATGGACAAGCAGGTATTGAACGCTACGTACACTGGCGACGACTCCATCTGCAAGTTCCTGAAGCCGGAAGTAATTGTCCGCCACGACGTCGAGGATTTCTATTCCCGTAATCACCACCACCGTGGTAACGATTTGATTGCATTCGGTAAGCACCACTTCGGTCGCGANAACGTCGAGGAATCGCTACAGGTGACCGCTGACCACATTGACGAAACCACNTACGAGGGTTCTGTCAACGTCATCGTNAANTCNAACCACGACGAAGCGCTGGACAGATGGCTACGTGAAGCGGAGCCGAAGAACGACCCAGAAAATGCAATCCTGTATTACTATCTGAAGATGCACCAGATGGAAAACGTGAAGATGACAGAAACGGGTTTCCGTTCCATCGACCCGTTCGAATTCTGGTGTCACAATCCGAAGCGCGGTCGTGGTCTCAAGAGCAAGGCTCAGACCAAGTTCCTGAAGCGCGACGAAAGCTTCAGTGTATCGGGAGTCGAGTTGGGCTTCCATGGTGACATCGGCCCGAACGGTTCGCGTGGCAGCATCAAGAGCTTCGCTAACATCGGACCGAAGACCATCATCGGCCACAGCCATTCTCCGGGCATTTACGAGGGTTGCTATCAGGTGGGTGTATCGGCGCGTCTAGACCTTGAGTACGCCTCTGGGCCGTCCTCGTGGCTCCACACGCACTGTATGGTCTATCCGGACGGTTCGCGTACGCTGGTGAACATCATCAACGGTAAGTGGTGCATTGGCGAAGAGAAGGTAACGCCGGCTGTGACAGAATATGACAATACTGACGTCACGACCATATCTTGCCCTGTGTGTCCGATGATACTGACATCTATATTCGTGCAGGCTAACGGCGGAAGCTGCCCTGAATGTAATACGGTTCTCGTGCAACTCGGTGAAGAAGAGCCAGACTCTTCCAGCTATCACCTAGACAATGGGGATGGG